TCAATTAACCCGCAAATCCCCCGCTTTGCCTCCAGAGTGTGGACACAATGTGGACATTCCGCTGAGAGGATTATAGCTCACAGCATCCAGTAAATAATCTGGTGCGAAGTGTGCGTAAACCATAGTTTGAGAAATATCCGCATGGCCCAATATCCGCTGCAAAGCAATGATGTTGCCCCCCTTCATCATGAAGTGCGTTGCGAACGTGTGCCGCAAAGCATGGGCCGCCTGTCCATCTGGCAAGTTGGGTTTTGCTTCTTTCATCCTCAATCGGAACGTCTTGTAACTCACCCGGAAAAGTCGCCCTGATTCCCTGTGTTTAATAATCCTAGCGATATCATCCGATATCGGAACAACGCGCCTTTCACCGTTTTTGGTCAGGGTGAACATGACCCTGTTACCAACAATATTTTCCGCTTTCAGATTGTATGCCTCCCCCCATCGCGCACCGGTAGCCAGCAGTAAAATCGCAATGCGGTAGTAATCACCGGAACATAGCGACAAAAGCCGATCAACTTCGGTCTGGGTCAGGTATGACATTTCGGTCTTGGGCTCTTTCAAAGCGGCTACCGAAGTCACGGGATTTTCCCCGTGGAACTCGGCGATCTCCGCCATTGACTTGAAAATCCCGCTCAAGGCGAAAAGGTCATGATTTATTGTTGAAGCCTTGATCCCCTGCTCCAGGCGGTATGCCCGGTAATCAATAATGCAACGTGCATCAAGCTGGTAGAGCATAGGGTCGCCCATATCCTGGCAAATACAGTTAACCGCGCTCAACCTGCGGTTTGCATAGTTTTTGTTTCGTCCGATTAACTGCCACCAAAGCGCAATAAACTCGCTTAGCTTTCGCTTATCTGCCGGTTTATTCAGGTAATCATGATTCTGAAACTTGGCAATGATACTGCGCTCAAATGCGTGCGCATCTGCTTTCCTGTCAAACTTCCGCCGAATGCGTTTTCCATCGCGCCCGCGCGGCCTTACATCCACTTCATAGCGACCATCTTCGAGCTTCTTAACAGACATAGTGAAGCCCTCCAACGGTTAGATCACTATCCTGGTAACAAATAGTGAAAATGTAATGTTTATATAGAGTTAACCAGTCTGTTTGCCGGAGTGGTCTGATTGCGTTGTTTCTTGCCCAGAGTGTGCGAGAGCCGGTGCTATCTGCCCCCGGCTTGGGTCGATCCGGTCATACATAAACCAGTCTTGATATTTATTAAATCGCGGATGTCCAAAGAGCTTGATAGCCGACTCAAGGGTCATTTTGGTCGTATCACGTTCATACCCGCCATAAGTTGAATAACTCAACCCTGTTAAATCAGTAAGTTGGCGTTTTGTAAGGCGCTCAGATTCCCTGATAAGGCTTAACTTCTCACCTTGTGTCATTGACATAATGCTTTGATCTCGTCATATTACTCGACATCGGCCATATAGTGCTTAGAAAAGCACAATGACCACCTTTAGGCACAGAGACTACATTACCCTCAACATGCCTCAACGTTGGAGTCTAACAAATGACACAATCACGAGAAATTGATTTAACGGCGGGATCTCAACATTTACGTCAATTCCCGCTGGATAATGCCCGCATTGCTCGCACGTGCAAAATGACAACCGCGCAGGCTGAAAGCATCCGGGATATGAATACCGAAGAACTGCAAAAACAAATTTTCGTCACGCCGGTCGAGTTTGCTTACCTGACGGGTCGCACATTAAAGAGCGTCCGCAACCTGATGGACCGCGCACAATTGCCAGTTCATCGCGAGGGGATGCCTGGTTCGAAACGTCCTAAGCGTTTCATCATGCTGCAAGAGTATTGGGATGCCGTTGCACATTGCCGCGCATTGATCACCCCAGAAGAAAAGCACTTCATTGATCGGTTGATGCGAGATAAGAAAACATATCGCCGTGTAACTGGTAACCAGCATTCAACGCACAAGCGGCACAGTCACAGCCAGCAACGCCGCATTGCATGACAACAGAGTGTATACAGGTACAGGGATTGAAAATGCTTATCCAGATCAACAGCAAAACAGCAATCTATCGCGGCTTCACAATCCTGAAGCTGCCACGCAAAAAGCCATATTCACGTCAGCGTTATCAAATAACCAAAGATGGTAATTATCTGGGGCTGGACTACGGATTGTCTCAGGCTCGACAGACTATAGATCAGCTACATCGGAGGCACTAATGGCAACTTCAACAGCAGCAGTTATCGAAGCGCGAAACCGTTTGAATGCTACACGGCAAAATGGTGCGCGCACTTTATCGCGTGGTGGTTACGGCCCCGATTATCAACACAACAAATCGCGAAACGTTGTTCAGGGCATGGCTCTTTCTGATATCGCTCGGAATGGTTTTGAGGTGCGCTGTAAAGAAACAGGCATTCAATTTTCAATTCTTCCAGGCGGTTCAATTTGCGAATTATTCTCCGCAGAATTAGAAGCGTACTGGAAGAGCGGCACGCGCTGATTTAATAACGGCACTATGAACTAATTTATATACGGCTTTTTGCCGGGGCTTCGCTTTATCTTTTTTCAGGGGATTGAACATGACAATTCAAACAAATGACCGCGCGCACCTGCTTGGGTTATTGCGTATCAAATTAAACCTGATGAAGAAAGAAAAGCTTTCCACTAATGAAATTTACCGCAGCCTGGAAGATTGGATCGCCAACAGAGAACAGGTCGCAGTAAACAAGGAGCGTAAAAATGGTTAACTCCCCTCTTATCTGGGCGGGCGGCAAGTCTCGCGCTATGTCGCATGTACTTGATGCTTTGCCACACGGTGATTGTCTGGTTGAGCCTTTCGTGGGAAGCGGCAGCGTCTTCCTTAACACTGATTACAAAACCTATGTTCTCTGCGATAGCAATGCAGCGCTGATTAATTTCTTTTCAATGGTTAAGCGTAATACCGAGGCGCTTTTAACTGCTTCCGCAAAGATATTCGAAAACGGTAATAATAAGATTGCATATTATGAATATCGCGACGAATTTAATGTAATTAATCGTGAGTTTAAATATGACAACCGCATATATAATGATGAAACGTTGGTTAGGTATGCGGCGCTGTTCCTTTATTTAAACCGCCATTGCTATAACGGCGTGTATCGCGTTAATTTGAAAAATGAATTCAACGTTCCTTTTGGTTTTCGTAAGAAAACAATTTTCCCTGTGGCTGAGATTCAGCATTTTGCTAAAAGAGCGTGGGAAAAGGGCGCTATGTTCCTGCATGGTGATTTCAGAGAAACAATCCCACTGGCGATTGGTCATTCTGGCTGCGTGGTTTATTGCGATCCGCCATACCTGCCAGCCAGCGAAACTGCGAATTTTACGGCTTACGGCAAGCCATTTACCGATGAAGATCACCACACCCTGGTTGTGATGCTTTCACACCTCTACAACAACGCAAAAATACCCTCTGTCATATCTGGTAGTGACACACCAGAGACGCACCGAATTTACTACCCGTTCACCCTGAAAGTTTTCGACGTTCGGCGTTCAGTGGGGGCCAAAACTCGCAACCTAGCTGGCGAGGTAATAGGCATTCTACGTGTTTGTGATTGCTGTGGGAGTGTGGGCGGTAGGTGTCCTGATTGTGGGGCGGTGATGGGCGATGCGACTTACAACGCGATGGTTGCGGCGGGCGAGTTTGATGATGGGGAGTCTTTCTAATGTCGAGCATCGATCCCCGTTGTAGTTGTGCAGATACGATAAATATCGTTTCAGTTTCAGGAGGGAAAGACAGCCTTGCGCAATGGCTTTTAGCCATTGAAAGCGGCGTGTCTTATACGACTGTTTTTGCTGATACCGGTCATGAGCACCCACAAACAATGGAATACCTGGACTATCTGGAATCCAGGCTGGGAAAAATAGTCCGTGTTAAAGCTGATTTCTCTCGTCAGATAGAGGGGAAACGTAAGTTCATTGCAGAAAAATGGCCTGTCTCCCTGGTTGAAGAGTGCGGAATGTCGCCAGAAGAGGCTGCGGAACGTATTTGCCATGCACTGGAAGTTTTGAAACCAACGGGTAATCCATTCCTTGATCTGTGCATGTGGAAAGGGCGCTTCCCGAGCACTAAGGCGCGCTTCTGCACATTTGACCTGAAACATGAACCAGTACGAACTCAGGTGGTTATGCCAGCGCTGGATGAGTACGACGAGGTAATTAGCTGGCAAGGTGTCCGGGCGCAAGAGTCACCTGCGCGGGCCGGTTTGCCCGCCTGGGAGGAAGACGCAGATAACACGCCTGGCCTTCATGTCTACCGCCCGATTCTTAACTGGTTACATGAAGATGTGTTTACCCTGGCTAAACGCCACGGCATTAAACCCAATCCACTCTATGAGCAAGGTTGCAGCCGTGTCGGGTGTATGCCATGCATTCACGCCCGAAAGTCTGAACTGGCAGAAATATTCAGCCGTTGGCCGGAAGAAATTAAACGCGTTGCGGAATGGGAACGTCTTGTAGCCGCATGTTCACGACGTGGCAACTCAACCTTTTTTCCGTCAACCCACGATCCACGTCGAGCTGAGCGGCGAATAGATTTCGTCACTTTAGACAGTTACGGTATTGAAACTTACCGCGATTGGGCCATGACTACGCGGGGAGGTGTGCAGTTTGATTTATTGGCAGAGGCCAATGATAAGACTGTTTGCAGTAGCGTCTATGCTGGAGTTTGTGAGTGACCACTGGTATTCACGGTCAACTTCAATTGCCGGGGGGCGTAGAGTACGCAACCCGGTACGCTTACACATGGAATGAACCAAAACAGGCCATTGCCGTCGATAAGACTCCCGCTGTTGATCTATATGAATTGGGTCAAGAGCAGGAGTTTTTCGCGTGGGTTGAAGATATCCTCAAGCCACTACCTACATTTGTCCGCCGCCGCGTTTCCTCCCGCATAAATGCCGTACACGCTGACAAAGGGCGTCACATCGCAAAGTTAACACTTCGCAATATCGTGGCGCGCGACCTTCCCCACGTGCGAGCAGTTACAGAGCAATACGCCGTGCCTGTTGGCAGCGACTGGATCATTTCTTCCGAATTAAACCCACTGTTTCATACGTTTGATAACCTTCGCGATCTAACGCGCCGGTTCAATCAGTTGGCTGACAGCACGGACGAAGACATTGATTTACTTGCTCAGGATATCGCGATTTATGCAAATGCTGCCTTAGCTGAAGTGAGTGAAGCCTGTGCTGTACTTAGCCCTGAGGAGTACAGCAAGCGAATGCTGCGTGAAGGCTCAAGGCTGGTTGCTTATTTCGGGTTAATCGCGCCATGGGCTTCACGGCGCAAAATGCCTCTTGATGAAATGGCAGCTTCAATTCGAAAAATTCTTGATGATCGTTTTTGGTCACGCCTGCTGCGAAAGTACGCACGCCGCTGGCGTGAACATCTGCATATTGCCTTTGGTGATGTGCGTCGCGATGTTTCACCCTATTGCAGCAAAAACCACGTTAAACAGTGGGATGCGCGCCGCAAGCGTAGCAGGGAAATCATGAGCCGCCTAGAGCTTGAAGATCAGGTTACGGGTGAGCGCATGTCGCTTATAGAGCAGATTGATAAAAGCGTATCTAACCCTGAAAAACGCCGCGTAGAACTTATGACGCGTATTGGTGGCTTTGAGAAGGTGTCAACGGAAAGCGGTTATGCCGGAAGTTTCTTCACGCTAACCGCCCCGTCTAAATATCACGCCTATACCGCGTTTGGACATCGTAACCACAAGTGGAACGGGGCAAGCCCACGCCGATCACAGCGGTATCTCAATAAAATATGGCAACAGATTCGCGCTGAACTCTCACGCCGCGAAATTCCTATTTTCGGTCTTCGCGTCGCTGAATCCCATCATGACGGTACTCCGCACTGGCACGGCCTGCTGTTTACGTCCCCAGAGCATACTGCGGAGTTGAAAGAGGTCATGGAAGACTACGCAACGCGTGAGGATGCGGAAGAGTTAACTGGTAAGTCTGGTAAGCAGCCCCGCTTTGAATTGAAGCCGATAGATCCGGCGCTGGGTAGCGCTACGGGTTATGTCGTCAAATACATCTCAAAAAATATCGATGGTTACGCCCTTGACGGCGAGAGCGATCATGAAAGTGGACGCCCTCTGAAGGAAACCGCGAAGCACGCAACGGCCTGGGCGTCATGCTGGGGTATACGTCAATTCCAGTTTTTAGGGGGCGCACCGGTGTCAGTCTGGCGTGAACTGCGCCGCCTGAAAAATCAGGATTTAGCCGACAGGGTTAGTCCTGTTTTTGGTGAGCTGCACCGCGCGGCTCACGCGGGAGATTGGCAGGGATACATCACTTTGCAGGGTGGCCCTTTTGTTTCCCGTTCCAAGTTGGTGCTGCGCGCCTGGTATCAATACAAAAACGAGCCAAGCAGTTACGGCGAGTATCAGAAAGCTATCAAGGGTCTGGTTATGCCAGCATCCAGCATTCCGCCCGTTGAAACGCGCCTCCATTCCTATCGTATTGTGAAGATGAAGCCTAAATCTTCAGACCGCGCCGATCCGGGTTTTGACCTTAAGGGCGCGTCTGCGCCCTCTTGGACTCGTGTCAATAACTGTACTGAGTATAAAAAACATACAGATTCACCGCCTGTCTATTCGCCAGATCTGACTATGACTGCTGGCGAAGAACAGCCAGAACAATTTGAAATCGGTCAATTAAGGCGAGATCAGAGTAAACAGATTGCGGAAGACATCAGAAACCACAAATCAAATCAGCGTGTTTCACCTGCTGATCAGTTTGAGGCGCTCGCTTTAAGCATCACTGCCGATGATTGTTCCGACTATGACAGAACAAGGGCCGAAAGCTATATGAAAGCCGCTCATGCTATACGTCAGGAACAAAGTGCAGTGAGCGATGAAGTTGAATCCTTAGTTAAAGAAATCTTGAGCTGGGCGAGGTTAAGAAAAATACAAATCAATCCAGTTCTAGCATTGAAACTAGCTCAAGGTCGAGAGGTTACAGTACTTGATACGACATATCGTGCCAACCTCGTAACCGGTGAATTGATTGTGACTGGTTCAGATATGCACTGGAGGAAGACGCTGGCGCGTCACAAAACAGAGTCTTTGATCAGCCGCTGGCGTCAGGCTGCAAGCGACTTATGAATAAAGACCACGATGTTAACTCATTGATAAAAATGGAGTAAATATAAATTCAAATAGTTTTTCTTGGTTGGTTAGAATTTTATGGAATTAACACAATATTGACTATGATTTTTGTGACGCTCCGTCCATAATGTTAGTAATAATTAACCTATATAACTTTAGAAGAGACACCGTTGTTAAACGAAGGTGACATATGAACATTCAACAGCATATAGCCGAACGCTTAGTACAAGCCAGAAATGAGGCGGGAATGAGCGCAATTGCTGTCGCAGATGCGATCGGTGTTGTCCGTCAAACCTACAGTAAATTTGAGCAAGCTCAGGGCGTTCCAAGCGTTACGCAACTCATTATGCTCTGCAAGATTTTCGACAAGCCTATCGGGTATTTTTATGATCAAGATGAAGGCGAGTTTCGTTTTGCAATGCGAGCAGATAGCCCAGATTTGTTGGACGCGAAACTCCGCAATGAGTTGATTGAAAAGTTGAAAAACATCAACGCAATTGAGGAGGCTGCTGAGGCGAATTTGCCTGAAGATCTTCCTAACTCAATGCCTATCTTCACTGCAAGAGAAGAAGACTTGCGAAGAGTAGAAGATAAGGCTATGGAAGAGCGTTTCCGTCTGGGTATCGGTAACGCTACCTGCGTTGGTGATATTGTTGCTATTCTGGAAGCGTCTGATATCCGTGTTATCCCTTTCAATCGCGAGGAAAGTGATAAAGGAATGGTGTTCGGATTTTCTGCGTTTTCGAACAATTACGGCACTGCAATTTATGTGAATATTCATGACAGCATTTCCGTAGAACGCCAAATTTTCAGTATTTGCCATGAATATGCACATCTTATCTTCCATCGTGAAGAGTATGACGGTCCTGCCAAAAGTTATAAAACCAAAGGTAGAGCGACTTCTCCAGAGGAGAAGGTTGCAAACCACTTTGCCGCTTGTTTCTTGGTGCCAGAAAGCGCATTAAGAAAACAATTTGTCATGCAAGGTGGTGGTTGGGCTTATGAAGAAACCGTTTTAAGGCTAAAAAGCATTTTTAGAGTTTCGGCTACTTGCATCATTGATCGCCTCAGTAAATGCAAGTTAATCAATCAACAAAACACTGGTTATCTATGGGCAACTGCCAATCGTAAAGGTTGGATGAGGTATGAACCGAATCCTATTAGAGAAGCACTAAATTACAAAGGCCGTTTAACCGTTTTGTCGCGTAAAGCATGGGAAGCCGGTTCCGCGTCGGAAACCTTCATATCTGAACTTTTAGAACTGGATAGAAAAGCTCTCAGTAATCTTCTGGATGAGTGGTACGACGAACAGGAGGCCGGAGAGGATGCCGTTTGATTGCCCCAGATGTGTTATCGACACGAATGTGTTATCTGATTTTTATGAAGGCGGATGTTTAGGGTTAATTTGGCAAGTTTACCCGGGAGGCGTTTGGATAGATCCCTATGTCTGCGAGGAACTAAAAGCTAAATACAATCTTAATGTCCAAGAAGAGTTAGCCAGACTTCAGCTTGCATACAATTTTACAAATGATTATGAACCAGAGCATTTAGTTGAGATGGCAGAAATTAAAATCAGAAGGAGAGCCTTAAAATATGCTGATATAAGCTGCGTTGTCAATGCAAGCATCCATGATGCGACATGTTTGTCCGCCGATAATGCTGTTTATAAAACATGCGAAGAGCGTGGTGTTAAAGCCGCTCGTCATGGTGGATTGCTTCAAGAAGCTGTTCGCCGTGGAATTATTGACAAACATCAAGCACTCGCATATTTTCAGTTTTTCTTAGATAATGGGTTAACAATGAAATCTACTATTCGTCAACAAATCATAGCTAGTTTTTCATGACTCAAACTATCCTTTGAAAAATGTTAGAAAAGAGTCGCCCGTGCGATTCTTTTTCCTTCTAGGCTGTTTACTCGGATATAATACTGAATGTGATTTTCAAAAACCTCCATTGATTAGCGCACTCGAACATGGCTTATCACAATCCACATTAAGTTATCGCTCCAAACTTGGTCCGGAGCAATAACTTAATCAAGTTCATATTGGGAATTTTATTTTTACTTAACTTATTATCATATTATTTATTGATTTAGCAATATCTGCGATATGATTGTGCTCCAATCCAAAATCACCTTCAATCTGTTGAACGAAACTCCCCTTTTCGTTTCTTAATGTAACCAAGCTATCTTTATCAAGATAATGATAGCTTAAAAGGTTTTTGAAAAATCGACCCTCCGGCTTGAGAAGAAAATCTTGATTACTTGCATTCAATATCTCTAAAATATCATGATAGCTCCCCTCTTTTCTTAACAACTTGTAAAGGATAGTAGGAGATGTAACTTTTAAAAAGCAAACTAGTGCTAATGCAGCCATATAGTAATTATCACTATTACGAGCAATAACCTGATGATTATCAACAACTACCATTGTAGAAAGACAACGTTCAGCCTCTCGTAAGGAGCAGTTATTTACTTCAATTAAATAAGATATTACTTTCGAAAACACTCCATTTGAACTAATACCTAGTGAGTTATTTGCCCTTAAAAGTTTCTGAACATAATCATAAATTGTAGTGCCGCTATGATTATAATTATTATTCAAATCATGAAGATTAACTTTTGGTAATGTAAACCAATAATGTATAAACTTATTAAGATATAAAGTTGTATTTATATCACCATACCTATAAGCTATACCCTTTTCAAATTGGTCACGATTCATAACCAATAAAAATATCAAGCCTCTTACAGAAAAAAGATGTTTTATCTTCTCAAGAAGCTCTAAAGAGTAATCCGGTCTAGCGCGATCCAACTCATCTATAATAATTAATGTTTTTCTTTCAGTGCTGACATATATCTCCTCCAAGGATTTTTTAAAATCAATTATCGCTTTTTTCTCACTCTCCATATGTTTTATTTTATTTTCGACAAAGGATTCAACTTCACTATTAATGGAATCACTAATAACATCAGCAGCTTTATCAAGCATAGTTCCATTAACAACACCTGCCGTCAGAGTAGTTATTGCTATTTTTGCACCACCAACTAAAATCTTAGCGCCTATTTTCTTTCCAGTCTCAACAATCTTCTCTGCAACAACCTCAGCTTCTTGCCCTTTAGATTTAAGTAAAGAATATAATTCAGCAGATATTGAAATAAAAGGATCGGACTGATAGTCATTTTCAAAAGCATCAAAATAAACAACATCAATATCTTTACTGTTAGTTGATTCTATTTCAGACTTAAGCATTTTAACAAATGATGTTTTACCGCTTCCCCAAACATCATCCAAAGCAAAAACCAAGTTAGCATCAGGAGAATTTACTATAAGACGCTTCATTTGATCAAACAAAGGTTTCCGATTAAAAATATCGGAATTTTTATCGAATCCATTTTTAAATTCATTCAATTCTGATGTTATATTCATAAATTACCTTTGGCATTTTAAAATTAATCATAACAATTTAATCTAGTTCAATATGAATTGATGTCATATCGTCCAGAGTCACTAAAAACATGTAGTTAAATAGTTAAGCATTGAGGCATAGATAAAGAAATGATTTCATCAATTATTCATAATTAAAATTATACTTACCGCTAGTGAGGTAGTCTGCAAGAAAGTGCACAAATTTGCACAATTTTTTTGAAGCTATTTAAACCCTTTCCGCCCTGTGGCGGCGCGGTATGACCCCAGATCGGGAAATGCACAAAAAACGAAGCAAATGTCGCGCGCAGGTGACGGGGGAACAGCCCACGCGACAGGGGGCAGTAGGGGATGCCTTTAAATGCCATGCTTCGGCCTTCCCTGCTTTCTGCGCGCACTTTCTCGATTATGGGTGCGTGCGGGCCGATTGCAGTTTGCACCAGCCAGAATGGCGCGCATGCGCACTGAGTGAGGGGCGTTAAAGCTCGTACCGGGCGGTGATCGGGTGGTGGCCGGTCATGCGAAGATTGAAAATTACTGAAGGATAACCGCCGCAGGATATGCGGCGGGTGGGGCGGATCACTCGTCTTTGAGCAGAGCGTAGGGATTAAAGCGGATCACTTCCTGACCGAGCCAGTCATTGATGCCCTTCATGGCTTCCATCACGGGCAACATTTCGTTAATGGCGAAGACGCGCGCGGCCTTCTCAACATCACCGAGCGATCCGTTACCTTCCGGCATTGCGCCCATCAGTTGCGGCGGAATGCGATGAGCGTCGCGTAAATCGTTGCGCGTTGCTGATTTGATGTTAAGAAACTCATCCTTTGCCGATATCTGGCTGAAGGGCAAGAGTTGCACGCCGTCTTTGCCGCCGCCCGGTGCGTGGATCAGCACGTTTTTGAAGGAGCCTTTCCCTCTGGCCTGTGACAGCGTCTTTTGCACCACTTTTATGCTTTCCTGATCCACCTTCTCCGAACCGACATAGAGAATACAACCGGCGTGAGAGCCGTTGTCATAGTAGAGTTTGCGGAACCTGTCGGCAGAATGGGACAGGCTGGCGGACAGCAGCGCACCCATGTATTCCGGCATACCGTAGATTTCCTGATGAATATCCGGGTTCATGATGTGGCAGACCTGACCCGGCTTAAATTCATATTCATCTTTCCACTGCCGGATAAACCAGTAGGTATCCAGGTCGCTACCCCGCCGCGTGTTCAGCGCCGGAACATGCTGGAGTTTGAGCGGAGCACCCAGAAGGTTAGAGCGGCGTTCAAGATAGGCATTACCAAAGACAAACCAGTCCAGTGCAAATGCAGAGAAGGCCTGACGTGATAGTAAGGGGTGAGGGATATAGCACCCGGTCAGCACATTACGCTTGAAGTAAAGCGCTGACTGATGCAGCGGGGATTGTACGAACGCACGGGTTAACCCTTTCCAGTCTATTGGCGTCTCGTAGTACCGACCGTTATCGACGCAGCACATGCTGTCCAGCAGGTCATAGCCATCCGTTACCGAATAGGGCCCGTCAAACGTGAAGGCACTGAGCGCCGGATCGCTTCTGAGCGCGTCAGATATATCTGGCTGTCCGGCCCCGCCACTACTGGCAGTGTGTTTGTTTTTGTAGGTGCGCTTCTTCATCAGAACTCCATAGCAAACCCGCCGCTGCCACTCTCCTGGCCCAGCGGTTCGTTAATAATGGCGAGCATATTCGCCCAGGCTAAATCACCGTGACTGACGCCGCGCGAGCGGTCAGTGTCATAGGTGATGAATCCGCCAGGCGTCTTTACCTTGCGAACAGAGTTAAAGGCGTTGATCAGTGCGCGCTCACTGCGGTCATATTCCCAGCGACCAGCGCGGATTAGCTGCAGCATTTTCAGCACCAGGGCGCGCTTTGACGTCATTGACATGGTGTAGGGCATCGCCATCGGGAAAAACTTCTTCACTATCTGGTAAACGGCTTCACCGTTACCGCCTGTCACGTCGATGCCGACATGTTGAACGTTGTATTTGAAGGTGAAGTTTTCGATAACTTTCGCCTGTTCTTCAAACTCAAGGCCGCGCACCTGTTCCGTTTCCACAGTGCGGAATTTACCGCCCGGCACCAGTGGCGGCACCACAACGCAAATCGCGCCGCTGTCACCGTTGCCGCTGCTGCCGTTGGCGTCATATCCAATCCATACCGGGCGGTTACCCATCGGCCTGGACGCGAAAGGCTTCCAGTCCGGCCATTCGTCATAACCATCTGCCCCGCAGCCAATCAGTGCGTTAAGGTTGAAGGCTGACTCACCATCGCGAACGAACTCGCACATGTACAGGTTGCGGAATTCATCCTCACTGTTTTCATCCTGGATCTCTTCCAGGTCGGTGTATTCCCAGCCGTTTTCTATCACATCCTTCAGGGTGACAATCTGGCGCCAGGTTTTATCCGGGCATAACAAGCCACTGTTCAGCGTTTTCCAGCCCACATCAAACGCTTTGCGCTGAGCCTTTGTGCGTTTCTCATTCCAGCGGTCGCCCGTCCAGAACGGGTAAGCCTCATGGGTTTCACCTGACGGCGTGGAAAAGTAGGTACGCGTTAGCCCCTTCAGCGTTGCCATCGCTCCAGCAACCTTTCGCAGGTTGGTAAAGTTGCTGACCCAAAAGAATTCGTCAAACTTCAGGTTGCCCGTATAGGACTGCGCCGTCGCCGCAGACGTGCCGAGGAAATGCAGCTCTGCGCCGTTACTCAGTACAATTTTGTCGCCCCCCTTAAGCTCAACGTCTACCTCTTCGGCAACTCTCTGAATGAATCCCCTGAACTGGTGAGCCTGGCGACGGGATGCAGACAGAAATATCTGGTTGCGCTGGTACGGGTATTTCACATCATCACGCAGCGCATCAAGTAACGCCTCGCGGGCAAAGTACCAGGTTGCGCCAATCTGGCGGGACTTCAGTATCATGCGGTTTCGTTGGTGGCGTTGCTCATACCAGCCACGTTGATGCCACGACAGCGAATCCAGTATTTTCTCCCGCAGCACGACGATCTGTTCTTCGGTGAAGTGATTTTTCTGCTTGCGCTTGCGCGGCTTTTTGCCCGCTCCAGTCTCTGCCTGCTGTCCGTCGGACAGCTTTTTCAGTTGCCGGGTAAGCAGATCAATCTCTTTGAAGTCTCCCCCTGTCTTGTCTTTCTTGTCCGTCAGTTGGATGAGGCGGGCATCCATAGACTGGCTGACGCGCTGGACGGGCGGCGTTTCATCCCATTCATCGCGTTTTTTCCATGAATAAATTGTGTTCTGATTAATTCCCATCAGACGCGCGATCTCCGCTGGAGGGTAGCCCTGCCAGTAAAGTTGTTTTGCTCTCTGACGTACAAAAGCGTCCTGTATCATCTGCCCTCCACCGTTGATGTGGTGAAGATTACCCCGCGCGCGATCCCCCTATCGCCCACTTTAAGGTCTCGCCTTCCTCCGACAACAAAACCTCGTTGAGACAGCAAGTTACGCTCTGCCATCATGACCGTACAGAAACCACTCAACAGGATTATCGACATGGCCAGCGCAGCTAAACCAGCCCGTAAGAAATTCCGCGTTGCTGTCTCCGGTGCCACCGTTGACGGGCGTGAAATTCGCCCTGAGCACCTTCGTGATGCAGCAGCAAACTACAGCCCGGACGTGTACGGCGCACGCGTCAACGTGGAGCACTACCTTTCGCCGTTCCCCGGCAGTGACTTCGGCGCAATGGGGGATGTGACAGCGCTGAGTGCTGAAGATATCAGTGAAGGCCCGCTCGCCGGACGCACCGCGCTTTACGCCGAGATCGAACCTTCTGAGCGCATGAAGAAGCTGACGGAAGAAGGTAAGAAAATTTACTCCAGCATTGAGCTGCACCCGCAGTTTGCGCTTAACGGCAAGGCTTATGTCATGGGGCTGGCGATGACCGATACCCCGGCGAGCCTCGGCACCGAGCGCCTGAAGTTTGCCGCGCAGCAGCGTCAGCAGGTTATGTCCTTCAACAATCAGCAGGGTGAAGCCCCGCTGTTCACCGATGCCATTGAGGCAGAAATCATCGAACTGGCTGAGCAGCGCAGCGATGAGGGTAAACAGTGGTTCGCGCGCGTCATGGGGATTATCGGCAAAGGCCGTAAATCTGACGGTGAGCAATTCAGCCAGGTGCGTGACGCCGTGGAGAACGTCGCCCAGTCCCATGCCGATCTGCTGGACAGCTTCAACGACCTGAGCCGCGCCCGCGAGCAGGACAGCCAGGCCATTCAGAAGCTGACCTCCGACCTTGCCGCGCTGACCAGCAAGCTGGGAAGCACAGACGGCAATTTCAGCCAGCGGGCACCCGCGAGCGGTGGCGCTAACGCGCAACTGGCTGATTACTGATATTCACAAAGAGAGCAGAGAACATGGATAACAATACCCGCCAGCTATTTGATCAGTACATCGCCCGGCAGGCACAGCTCAACGGCGTATCAACCGCCGCCGTTGCTGCAAAATTCGCCGTAGATCCGACGCGTCAGCAGCGCCTTGAGCAGGCCGCACAGCAGGATGATTCTTTCCTGAGCAAAATTAACGTGTTTGGCGTCAATCAGCAGATCGGTCAGAAAGTCCTGATCGGCAGCAAAGGCCCGATGGCTGGCGTAAACAACAGTGTTACCAGTCGTCGTAACCCTGGCTCAAATCATTCAATGGAGCCGTTCGACTACATGTGTCGCAAGGTCAACTATGACTACGGTATCAGCTATGAACAGCTTGATGCGTGGGCGCACATGCCGGAGTTCCAGCCGCTGATCAGTAAGGCAATGGCCCGCCAGATGTCGCTTGACCGCATCATGATTGGCTTTAACGGCGTTAAGTACAGCGACCCGTCTGACCGTGCCGCTAACCCGCTGTTGCAGGATTGTGGCATTGGCTGGCTGGAAAAAATCCGCCAGGAAGCGCCGCACCGCGTCATTTCCAGTGTGACGATCACCTCGCGCGATGAAGATAACAAGATTGTCGCAAAAGGCACCTACGGCAACATTGGCGCTGCGGTGTACGACGCCAAAAACAGCCTGATGGATGAATGGCACAAACGTAACCCGGATAACGTGGTGATTCTGGCGGGCGACCTGCTGACGAGCAGCAATTTCTCGGCCATCAACGCATTAAGCCAGACCAACCCGAATACCGAAATGCTGGCCGGTCAGCTTATTGTCGCGCAGGAGCGCGTAGGCAATATGCCGACCTTTATCGCGCCTTACTTCCCGGTAAATGGCGTGCTGATCACGCCGTTCAAAAACCTGTCGGTGTACTACCAGCGTGGCGGTCTGCGCCGGACGATCAAAGAAGAGCCGGAATACAACCGTGTCGCAACGTATCAGTCGTCAAACGATGACTTCGTCATTGAAGATTACGGCAATGTTGCGTTCATTGACGGCATTCAGTTCGCCCAGGCCGAACCGGCAGGCGAGTGACAGAAGCGGCGGGGCATTGCCCCGCCATGACGGGGAGAAGTGACGATGTTAACACCGGCACAACGACATTTTCAGAAGGTCATGGCAGAACGCCGGGGCCAGGCGGATGAAGAATCCGATATCCAGCGCACCGCGCATGAGCAAATTCTGCATCGCCTGCGTATGGACTTGTCCCGCCTCAGCGGCGTGCAGTCCGAAGAAACCAAAGCCGAAATGAAAAAATCCATGCTGCCTGAATATGAGGGATGGATTGAAGGCACGCTCGACGGCGACAGCGGGCGGCAGGATGAAGTCATTACCAGACTGATGGTCTGGGCGATTGACTGTCGTGACTATGCGCTTGCGTTGAGGATGGGGCGCTACGTGGTACGCCACGGGCTGACGCTGCCGGATAACTTCAACCGCACGGCGGCAACATTCCTGACCGAAGAAATGAGCAAACCAGTACTGACGCTTGCCGCTGCTGATGCCGACGCTGATTTATCGGCCAGTACCGCAGTGCTTGATGAAGTGGCGGAGATTGTCGCCGACAGTGATATGCCGGATGTGGTGCGTGCCAAGTTGTGCAAGGCCCGTGCGCTTGCCCGCCGTGGCGCGACTGATATCACGGCCAAAGCAGAAGCGCTGGCGCTGTTCCGTGAGGCGCTGACGCGCAACCCCAACGCCGGGGTGAAAAAAGAGATCGCCACGCTTGCCCGTGAAGTTAAGAAGCTGTCTGCGGATAGCGGCACAGGTGAAAGCGACGCGGCCAGCACCGACAAAACTGACGTTACTGCTGAGCCTGTCCCTGAAAAGAGCACCACCGCCAGCGCAGCAGGTAAAGCGACGACGCGTAAAACCATGACCAGGGCGGCAACAGGCAAAGCGACAAAGCGCAAGCCTGCCAGCCAGAAAAAGAATTAACGACTTCGGCCCCGTCCGACAGGCGGCGCGGGTGGATATCTGCCCGTTTACGGTCTTTTAACCACCCGCCCACCGCCTGATTTATGGGAGATGAGTGCATGAGCAGCCTTGTGGCAAATAAGCGCGTGTTGCCTGCCGACAGCGATACGCCCGATGTTGATGATGGTGATACCACCGTCAGTGCCGGGGGCTTCTGGCCGGTGATTAAACTGGCCGATCTTCGTCTGGCCGCGCGCATCACTGGCGGCATCACCACGTCCAGGCTGATGCACGTCACCACGGAAGCGGTAGCCCATGTCACTGCGCAGTTGCTTGACTGGCGTGCCGGTCAGGTCAAAGCAGGTTTTCAGACGCTGGAAGATGTGCCTTCAGCCCTGCCATCAGGTGAGATGGAAAAGCTGGTTATCAACGGCGAAAACGTGAAGGTGTACCGCTTCCGCCGCGCAGTCTATTCGATTGCCAGGGCGCTGGTACTTGAAGGCTATCGCGACGTTGATACCACGGCGAAAGGCGATAAAGACGCCGCCGCGCTTGACCTGCAACGGGATGATCTCTGGCGGGATGCCCGCTGGAGTATCGCTGACATTCGCGACACCCCGCGCCTCTATGCGGAGCTTTGCTGATGAAAGTGAAGGCATTGCAGGGGGATACGGTGGATTTGCTTTGCTGGCGTCACTACGGCACCACGCAGGGCGTGACCGAAAAAGTGTTGTCTGCCAATCCCGGACTAAGCCAGCAGGTTTTTCTTGATGCCGGTCAGGAGATTGAACTGCCGGAAATCGCGCGTAAAGCGACACAGGAGATGGTGCAGCTATGGGATTAAGTTTTTTTCAGCGCCTGAATGACTGGCTGACATTCACGATGTCAGCGATGGTCACGAGTATCGGCGTCATGACACTAAGCGAAAAGATTGCACTGGCCGGTCTTCTCGTCGGGATGGTTTTTGGTGCCCGTGGATGGCTCTATCGCGCCCGCATCGAACGGGGGCAGAAGCGTCGAAACGAACTGATTAACCAGATCCTTGAGCAGGCAGAACACAGACAGATGAGTGAGTCAGAGCGCCGGGCGCTTGACCTTCTGCAACAGAATGAGCCGGAAGATGAAACAGCTTATTAAAAAATGCTCCATTGCGGCCATTGTTGCGCTGGGTATCACGCTGAGTCCTGGCGCGTTGCGCACCACGCCTGAAGGCCAGCAAAAGATTGCTGGCTGGGAAGACTGCCGGAATACGCCCTACTACTGCACGGCTGGCGTGCTGACGGTTGGGATTGGTTCGACGGGACGTGTTGAAAAGCGTGAGTACAGCGACGGCGAGATCGCCGGTCGCTGGATTAACGATATGCGGCACGCTGAAAACTGCATTAACCAGAATTTTGAAGGCGCGCATATGCCGCAGTCTGCCTTTGAGGCCATGACGGATGCCGGTCTTAATGTGGGGTGTACTGGACTGATGTGGTTCACGGACGGCCAGAAGCGAAAGCAGCGCACGACCATCTGGAAGAAGGCGCAGGCGCATGAATGGCAGGCGATGTGTAACCGGCTGACGGACTTTGTGAACAGCGGCGGTAAACGCAGCCAGGGGCTGGTTAACCGGAGAACGGATTTTAAGGCGTGGTGCCTGCATGACGTGGAGGCTGTTAAGTGAAGATTACAGCCATTTTATGTGCACTACTGGCGCTGGCCTCTGGTGGCCTGCTCTGGCAGACGCATCAACGCGGTAAAGACTCCGTGCGCACTGAAGCACTTTCACGCGAGGTAAAGAGTAATGGTGAGGTGCTGGATGAGCTGCGGGCACTGACTACTGACGCCCGCGAAGTCCTTGCACAGCTGCGGGCAGCCGAACAGCAAAGAAACGCCGAGGGAGAAAAGCGACGTGAATACATGCGCGATGCCATCAAAGACGATACGTGTGCCAGTACTGTTGTGCCTGCTTCTGTCAGTAACAGCCTGCAACACCGTACCGCCGCAGCCGCAAATGAAAATCGTGCACGAACCGGTGCCGGAAAGCCTGACGGCAGCAACGCCAGCGCCGGAACTGACCTCCCCGGTAACGTGGGGCGCAATAGCCATCTGGAGTGATCGCCTGCGCGATGCGCTGGATACCTGCAACGCCGATAAGGCGGCGATAGCCGATCTCGATCTGCGCCGCCTGAAAAGACTGACTGACCACGCGAGGGCAACACCATGACTTTATTCGACTACCTGAGCGCTCACCCTTACTGGACGCTTATTTATCTGCTGATCATTGCGGGCGCGATTGAACGTTTCGGGCGTTAAGAAGGTATCACCATGCTGAAAGCTGACTCACTGCGAGAGACCCTGACGCGCGCTAACAAATGGTGCAGGGCCAATCCTGAGGCCTTCACCGTATTTGTGGAAGAAGGGAATATCGAGACGACCGGCGAAACACCGTCGTTTATGTACCGCTATACCCTGGTGCTGTTTGTGATGAATTTTGCCGGTGATATTGATGATTTCACGTTGCCTTTAATGGCATGGCTCTGGCACAACCAGCCCGATCTGCTGCTGAACCCGGAGAAGAACCGGAACGTTAAATTTACGACCCTTATCAACAACGACGATACCGCCGACATTCTTTTTGAAATGCCGCTGCACGAGCGCGTAAAGGTCACTCTGGACGCAAAAGGCATCCCCAGGGCGGAGCATTTACCGGAACCTAAACCGCGCATACCGTCAGCGGACGGCGACTGGAGCACCATCTTTGAAGATGTAACGTGGGAGGCTGACGTGCATGAGTAACGATCTCTTCCGTGAGCTGGATCAGGTATTCAGCGACATACTCGCGGGCACCTCTCAGGCCGGACGTGTTCGCACCGCCCGCGCTATTGGCCAGGCACTGCGAAAGAGCCAGCAACAGCGCATCAAAGCACAGCAAAACCCCGAAGGTTCGCCGTATCCTGCCCGTCGCCGCAGGGTGCTGCGCTCTCAGCAGGGCATTGTGTTTGTCTGGCAGGGTGAGATCCGCCGCCTGAAAAACTGGCACGGTGGCCGGGGGAAATACGGGCGCACCATTACCGGCTTTGACGAAGAGCGCAACGATATTCGCACCTTTTACCGCAGCGATATTGAGCGTTACATCGAGATCAATACGCGCTCAGTGCGCCGCAGCACTGCGAAGAAGGTGCCGATGTTTCAGCGGCTGCGCAGTTATCGCTTTCTCAAAATGCGCGCTGATGCAAGGGGCACATCCGTGGGTTATGACGGCGTGGCGGCACGCATTGCGCGTGTGCACCAGTACGGCCAGCGCGATCAGGTCGGGCCGGGTGCTTTTGCTAAATATCCGGTGCGTGAGCTGCTGGGCTTTACCGCTGGCGATGAGCAGATGATTACGGAACAGTTGCTTAACAGCCTGGGGAGTGCCGCGCGATGAGTGCTGAACTTATCCGCCTGCTTGAAAATATCCTCCGCGTTGGCGTCGTTATTGCCGTTGATGAAGAGAGCTGGCGCGTGCGCGTGCAAAGCGGCGAACTTCAGACCGACTGGCTGCGCTGGAACGCCACGCGCGCCGGGGCATTCAGTATCTGGATGCCGCCTTCCGTGGGTGAGCAGGTCTGGCTGGGCTGTATCGGTGGCAATCCTGAAACAGCGGTCATTATCGGCAGTCTTTACAGTAGTGACCACCCTGCACCGGGCAGCAGCCTGCAAGAGATTGTACTGACAGCACCAGACGGTGCGTCTTTCCGCTATGACGCGGAGGCCAGCGCGCTGGAAGCTCAGGGCATGAAAACAGCACATATCAAAGCCTCTGCCAGCGTCACGCTTGAAACGCCGGTGGTGGAATGCACTGAACACCTGAAAGCGCGGACGTTCGAACTGACGGAGGGCGGCACGATGAAGGGCACAATCACTCATTCAGGCGGATCGCTTTCGTCTAACGGGGTGACGGTTCATTCGCACGTGCATGGTGGTGTGCAGGGTGGCAGCAGCAACACCGGGGGGCCGAAATGACAGCCCGCTACACCGGCATGAACCCGGACGGCACGGGCCAGCTTACCGATACCGATCAACTGTGGAATTCAGTACGCGACATACTGACCACGCCGCTGGCAAGCCGGGTGATGCGTCGGGATTACGGCAGTATGCTCCCCGATCTTCTGGATGAACCGCAAAACGAAGTGACGCGCCTGCAATGTATGAGTGCGGCGGTGATCGCCCTGACGATGTGGGAACCGCGTATTGCCCTGAACGGCATCAGTATCAGTTATTCAAAGGATGGCGCTGTCACCGCTGAACTGGTCGGCATTATCACCGAAACTATGCAGACGGTAGGCAGTTCGTTGACGCTCAGGAGTGGCAGTAATGGCAACAGTTGATTTATCGCAGCTACCGCAACCGCAAATTATCGAAGTGCTGGACTTTGAACTCATTCTCAGCGAGGTCAAAGCCGTCATGCTTGCAGCATTCCCGCAGGAACAGCAGCCGTCAGTTGCCGCCGCGCTGGAGCTGGAATCTGAACCGCTGAACGTGATCGCGCAGGTGGTTGCCTACCGTGAAATGACGCTTCGCCAGCGCATCAATGAGGGCGCAGCGGCATGTATGCTGAGCCATGCCGTATCGTCCGATCTTGATAACCTCGCGGCCAACCTGAATACCGAACGTCTGATCATCACCCCGGAAACGACAACGGCTGACGCGGAAACGGAAAGTGATACCGCGCTGCGCCTGCGTGCTCAGTCTGCATTTGAAGGCCTGAGCGTGGCCGGTCCCACCGGGGCATATGAATATTTTGCAAAGAGCGTCAGCGGAAAAGTGGCGGACGCGAGAGCAACCAGCCCGTCGCCCGCTGTCGTGATCGTTTCTGTGCTTTCCACTGAAGGTGACGGTACGGCATCGGCAGAGTTACTGAATGACGTCAAAAATGCCCTCAATGACGAAAACATACGACCAGTCGGCGACAGGCTCACTGTGCAAAGTGCTGCAATTATTGATTATCAAATCAGGGCGCAGCTTTATTTTTATCCCGGTCCTGAGTCTGAGCCGATCCTTACCGCTGCGCAAAATGCCCTTCAGTCCTGGCTGAATCAGCAGGGTAAGATTGGCCGTGACGTTGCCCGCTCAGCCATTATGGCGGCGCTGCATGTCCAGGGAGTCCAGAGGGTGGAGTTGCAGGAGCCTGCCAGCGATATTGTGATTGATGATACGCAGTCGGCGCGCTGCACGTCCTTCGCTATCAGCAAAGGGGGAACCGATGAGTAACAGCCTGCTGCCTCCATCGGCAAGTGATTTCATGCGAAACGCGGAGAAGGTGACGGAGAAGATTACTGATATTCCGGTAATGATTCGCACCTTGTGGAACGCTGATACCTGCCCGGTGAGTCTTCTGCCTTATCTGGCATGGGCGCTTTCAGTCGACAGGTGGGACAAGGACTGGCCGGAGCAGACCAAGCGGCAATCTATCCGCGACGCCTGGCTGATCCACCGACACAAAGGCACCATCGGCGCATTACGCCGCGTTGTGGAGCCGCTCGGATACATTATCAATGTTACGGAATGGTGGGAAACCAACGATCCCCCAGGCACATTTCGCCTTGATATCGGTGTATTAGAGTCTGGTATCACCGAGGAAATGTATTACGAAATGGAGCGGCTCATTGCCGATGCCAAGCCCGCAAGCCGCCATCTTATCGGGCTAAATATTATCCAGGACATACCCGGCTACCTCTACACCGGTGCCCTGACCTATGACGGCGACATCATCACGGTTTACCCCGGATAAGTGAGAACACAATGGCAGTGAAATTTAAAACAGTTATCACCAAAGCCGGTGCGGAAAAACTCGCGGCAGCAACCGTTCCGAACGGGAAAAAGGTGAACTTTACGGCGATGGCCGTGGGCGACGGTGGCGGCACGTTGCCGACGCCTGACCCGAATCAGACAAAGCTGATCAAAGAAGTCTGGCGTCACGCGCTGAACAAAATCAGCCAGGACAAAAAGAATAAAAATTATGTCGTGGCGGAGCTGGTTATCCCGCCTGAGACTGGCGGTTTCTGGATGCGCGAAATGGGGCTTTATGATGACGCCGGTACGCTGATCGCGGTCGGCAATATGGCCGAAAGCTACAAGCCAGCGCTGGCGGAGGGTTCAGGCCGTGCGCAGACCGTCCGGATGGTTATCATGGTAAGCGACATCGAGTCCGTCGAACTGACCATTGATACCTCTACTGTGATGGCAACGCAGGATTACGTTGACGACAAACTCGCGGAGCATGAGCAGTCCCGCCGCCATCCTGACGCCACCCTTAATGCGAAGGGTTTCACTCAGTTAAGCAGTGCGACAGACAGCGCGTCTGAGGCTGTCGCAGCTACGCCGAAAGCAGTTAAGGCGGTGTATGACTTTGCCAAAGGGAAATACACGGCTCAGGACGCCACCACGGCGCAAAAAGGTATCGTCCAGCTAAGTAGCGCGACCGACAGCATGTCTGAAAGCGTTGCTGCGACGTCGAAAGCCGTCAAGGCGGCTAACGATAATGCCAACGAACGTGTCCCACAGACGCGAAAGGTGAACGGTCATGAGCTTAAAAATGATTTTAATATCATCCCTGACGATATTTTCAAACTCTCAACGGGTATTGGTAGCAACGCTGATTTAAACGATTTCACCGCCCCTGGTTTGTATTACCAGCCAGCGAACGCGCAGGCTCAGACGGGCAAAAACTATCCAGAGGCAATAGCCGGTTCGCTGGAAGTTTATAAGCATGCCGGTATCACGCAGATTTACCGGATTTATAACAGTTCCCGCTCGTACATTCGCACGCTTTACAGCGGGACGTGGTCAGCCTGGACGAAGCAGTATGATGCAGCTAATAAACCTTCCCCGGCTGATATTAATGCCGTAAACAAAGGCGGCGATACAATGACCGGGCCGCTTAAGATCCGCTCTGCTGATGCGCTGCGTATCTACGATGCGACATACGGTATGATTTTTCGTCGCTCAGAAAATAATTTTTATCTTATCCCGACCGCAAAAGACCAGGGCGAGAATGGCGGTATAAGTGGACTACGCCCGCTTTATATCGACCTCACCAACGGCGGAGTGACGCTGGGTAATGGTGCCGTCGTTAACGGCGGTCTTGGGCTGGGAGTAGTCAGCGGCCTTGGGGGGAACTCTATTGCCCTGGGGGATAATGACACCGGCTTCAAACAGAACGGAGATGGTGTGCTGGATGTTTATGCCAACAGCAAGCAGGTAATGCGATTCCTGAACAGTGGCATAACGAGTTATATGCTCTTCAACATGAATGCAGGCGCATCAGTGAGCAGCACTCTTACCTTTAAAAACGGTAGCAGTATCATGTCAGAGAAAACTGGTGCCAACCCCCGAAACGGCCGAATCTATTGGGGCGGTGATGCGAGTCGCGGCAACAGGATAGAATTTGCAGATGATGCTGGCTGGAAGGCCTACATTGAGCGCCATCCCTCGAATGGTGTGCAGTTAGTAGTAAATGGTCGAATCAATGGAAGTATTATTTATTCAAGCGGTGAGGTACAGGCGGGAGGAGGTAAGGCGCGCCTTGCTGCTGACGGAAATATCTATGGTGAGAAATGGGGCAATCAGTGGCTTGATGCATATCTGAAAAACACCTACCAGCCTAAAGGCAGTTACACCCCGGCAGGACAGGCCTATACCAAAGCTGAGAGCGATGCTCGTTACTACACAAAAGCGCAAAGTGATGCGGGATACAATGCCAAAAACATCGCTTCTCTTTCTACTGCCGGAGGGTGGCAGCAGGACAATTCGACCGGTCTGATTATACAGATGGGAACAGTAACCCGAACGGGCTACAACACAGCCGTCAATTTTCCTAAGGCGTTCCCTAATTTCTGCATGGGCGTCCTGCTTACGCTCAGCGATGCGGGCACAGGTAACCTTTCCGACTCATCAAGCAACATCAGATCGTTAAGCCATAGTAAAACTGGTTTTAATTATGGTGCGAACGGCAATCCTGAAAAAACGGCGTTCTGGGTAGCATTTGGTAAATAGGATACAAAATGAAAGACAGATATTTCTGGAGTGCAAAAGAGAACGGCTTTTATCCTGAGTCAATGAAAGAACTTTATGAGAACAGCCCTGATGGCTGGCCGGAGGACGCCGTAGAAATTAGCGAAGAACTGTATGATTCACTTCTTGAGGGGCAAGGCCGGGGAAAAGTGATCACCTCTGGCAGCGACGGTAAGCCACTACTTTCGGATCCAGTTATTGACCACATTGCGATTGCTGAAGCTGAAAAAAGCCTTCTCGTGAGCGAGGCTGAAGAAATAATTTTACCTCTACAGAGGGCCGTCAAATATGACATAGCGTCAGATGAAGAAAATCAGCGCCTTAAAGCATGGGAAATTTATACTGTAAAGCTCAGCCGTATTGATACTTCTGCGGCACCAGAAATTGAATGGCCTGAAAAACCGACATAAATGGTCATTCCGGCATGCACTACCAGTTTTTAAATGTGCTGTTGAACTGTCAGTTATGGCGGTATGTTGCGGAGGATGAAGCGGGCAAATTCCCGCTTTAGTTTTATGGGGATGCTGTCAGAGCAGGCCGGACAGCGTATTGCTCGCAGAGTTGTATGCAGTGGTGGCTTTATCTTTCAGTCCCGAAAGCAGATCGCCAGCGGATGACGCTTGCAGGCGCTCGCGTAAGTCTTCATCACAGCGCTGGAAGCTGATCGAAAACTCTATTTTTTTCGCCTTTCCGTAACGGTCAAACTCCGTATGCGTGGCCTGTAGCCCGGTCAGCACGTACATGCCGTAAATCTGCCCCGCCCCGCTGATTAAAGGCCAGGGACGCCCGGTGTATGCCTGAGTAGCCAGGACGGTAAGAGACACGTCGCCGCCCGTAATTTCAGGGTAAAGCACCCCGTCAAGGTTGATCTGTGTCTCCCCAGCGCCGATATACTGCCATTTTGCCGAACGGTTAATACGGTCATTTTTCACATGCCGCCAGTTCAGCGAATGGCGCAACTGCTGATAAGGCAGCGTCTTTAGTTCGAAAACGAACATCCCGTATATCATCATCATAATGTTGCTTCCCCTTAATCTCTGTCTTTGAAGCTGCCACGGTTGAGCCGTTCACGGCGAGCCAGTTCGGCACTTACTTGATCGGCGACAATCCTGCCAATTTCGCGCGCGTCCTGCCGGTCAACGCCGTGCAGATGTACGTGGATTTCGCCCGTAAAGCCGCTACTGGCAACCGGGATATTGCTGGCGCTGCGGCTGACTGGCAGAAGTTCAGCCTGTTTAACGGGAAGCGATGCCGCTACCACTGCGGGACGTGCGCTTAACCCGTTGTTCCTGACCGTGCTGGCCAGCTGCGACTCTTTCCATTCCCCACGAACGGCCAGCGCACGCGGCAGGTTTTTAAACACGATATCGCCGGGGCCGATCTTCTTCGTGTTGTCGGCTGTCGTTTTGGTGTTGCTGTCGATACTCTGCAACCTGCGCGTAGTGCCGTTATCGCCGGTCAGCGGTGATGTGGGTTGCGGTGCTCCCGGTGGAGGGGTGTTCCCGGTATTGTTTTTACCTGTTGAGGCAGGCGACCAGTTCCAGCCCTTTTGCACCATTTTTTTCTGTTGCGGATCCCACTCCCACATAACAGGATCTTTTTTAAGGCTTTCAGCTTTCAGGCGTGCAGCTTCCAGACCAGAAGGGATAAGCTCGAGTTTTTCAAGAACCCAGCCAATGCCTTCCATGAGGGTTGTCAGCGGTAACAGCAGCAACTGAAGTGCCCCCCCCAGGACTTTACCGAAGGTTTCCCCTGCTGATGCGCATTTATCAAGGGATTCGCGGCTACTTTCTACAGGTGTTAAGAGTTTTGAAAACCAGTCCCAAACCTTGCTGACAGCATCACCAATTGCAGAGAAGGCCAGCGTTAAAGTGAAAAAGGCGTCGCGGAAAGGAGCCAGTTGCTGCATAACCCCATTAAAAAAACCGGTGAAAAAAGCTTTTATCGGTTCCCAGTACCGCCAAATCAGTAGCCCGGCAGCAATAAACGCCGCTACTATCAGGCCAATCGGACTAAACAGCAGTGACAGCGCTGTACCCAGCATAGACACCGCAGCAGTGATCATGCTCCATATGGCAGGTAAGCCTGTCAGGCGAAGAGCGAGCATTCCGAGGTTTTTAGTCAGCACTCCCAGCGCGGCACCTGGTGCAAGAAATACGCCCATAAGTGCGCTACGCATAGCGGGTATGATGGCCGAAACGCCCCGCATGTTCCCTGCTAACGAGCCAAGAACTGGCACCCATCCGCGCACGCTTGCCATAGCCGGGCCGGAAGCCGTTCCTAACGTTCGCAGAGCGGCAATCGTTACAGCTATGCCTCTGCCCCCTGTCAGCAGGGTAAAACCTAACTGGAGTTTAGCCAGCGGCCCCATCAGCAGGCCGATCGCCAGCGATGTGCCGCCAATGGCGGCGGTCAGCGCCAGAACGCTACCGCCTACAACCATCAGGGATTGTGCGAGCTTCGGATTCTCCTTCGCCCACTGCGTCATATGCCCCACAACATTACTCAGCCCCTGGGTCAGGGCGCGAAGCTGGTTGTTAACGAGATCGTTAATCTGGATACGGAAGCCTTCCCAGGCGCTGTCCAGATTCTTGAGATCGCCATCAAGGTTATCCGCGATTATTTTGGCGGCTTTCTGTGCCTCACCCTTGGCGTTTTTCAGTTCACCAAGCAATTTCTGAAGTTCGCCGCTCCCTGCCGACATAACCAGTGCCTGGAATGACTTTGACGCTTCTTCACCGGCAATATCTTTGAAGAAAGAGAGCTTATCGGTATCGCCGTATTTGCTGATTTTTTTATAGAGATCGGTAAGCACAACCTCAGCAGGGCGCATTTTCCCCGTCGCATCAGCGACTTCTACACCCAGTTCTTTAAGCGCAGTTTTTGCTCTGCCGGTCGGCGCGGCAAGGCGTGAAAATGTGGCCTGCAACCCCGTACCGGCGATACTCCCGCGCAGACCAACGTTCGCCATCACGCCGATCATAGCCGTGGTCTGTTCGACGCTGACGCCAAGGTTGGAAAGCCCTGTCCCGGCGTACTTCATCGCCTCACCGATATTTTGCAGATCGGTGTTGGTACGGGTGAACGCGCCAGTTAATACGTCGCTGACGCGATCCATTTCTTTGGGATCGAGGCGGAACTGAGACAGGATGTTTGAGCTGATATCGGCACTTTCACCTAAATCCATCCCACCGGCCAGCGCCATATTGAGTACGCCTGGTAGTGCGGCCTGAATAGCCTGTGGAGTGAAGCCGGCCATCGCGAGAAATGCCTGCCCGCTGGCAGCGTCAGTCGTGGTGAACTGCGTTTCAGCACCCAGCTTTTTGGCCTGGTAACGTAGTGCTGAAAAGTCAACGGAGCTTTTATCTATGCGGGTCAGCGCCTGCACGCGGGACATTTCCCGATCAAACCCAACGGCGGGGGATAAGAAACGTCCCGCTACGTAACCGGCAGCAGTGGCCCCGGCAACGGCCATCGTGCCACCGCCGCGAAGTTTGCCCGCCGTTTGCTGCATCTGGTCATAACGCACACGTGCCTGCGTGACCGCGGCAAGTTGTCGCCGTTCCCGCTCAAGTGTCTGGTTGTACTGTTCAGTTCGACGGATGGCACTCTGAATGGTGCGGTCACTGCCGACCAGTGAAACGCCGTGGCCGCGCAGCGCCTGTGAAGCGGCGCGCAGCTTGATCATTTCCTGCGTGCGTGCAGAATTCAGTCGCTCCAGCTTTGCGGCAAGCGCTGCCATATGGGCTTTCTGCTTATCTGTGAGCTGTGTACCTTCCCGCTGCGCCTGATTAAGGCCTTCAAGAGTCCGGCTGGCGTCGTCGATTTTGCGGGAGGTCTTTTGTACGCTGTCGTGCAGCCGGTTGAAAGTGCGGGACTGACTGTCCAGATCTTTAATGCTGGACTGCGTTTTTTTGAGGGACTCAGACAAACCGCCCGCACTCTGGCGGGCGGAATTGACCGGGCGGGTAAGTTTATCGATCGCGCTGAACGCGACGCGGATATTAAGGCTTTTCACTGTCACTGGCTCCACTTCGGACAGCCGCCCGCTCACGCCAGGCTATGACTTCGCCCAGTTCCATCGTGAAGACTTCAGAGGGCGGCCAGTTGAAAACAACCGCGATATCAGCAACCAGATCGTCGATCAGGTCGAACCGCAGGAGTGTTACTGATTCTCCGTCTCCGCCTCGCTCGACGCTCCAGACCCCGCAGGTGTCAAAAAAGGGACGAGCGCTTCAGACAGGCTGACAAAATCGCGGGTATCCATTTCGTTGATTTCGGTCTGCTTGAGGCGTGGTGATGTAACGCGGGTCAGCAGTATCGCCACCGAATCCACATCCATATTCATCACATTAACCAGCTTCAGACCGCGCAGGGAGCCAGCCTGTTTGATCTCATCTGTGATCGTTACCTGAGTGATTTTCTCTTCGCCACGAACAACAGGTTTTGCCAGCATAATGGCGTTATCAGTTTTCTTGCTCATTCTTGAATACTCCGGGCGGCACGGGCATACCGCCACTTAAAAGGTTAATCAGTTACCCATTCCCAGCGCAGACGTAATGCGGTCAGGGTAGATATTCTTGCCGTCTTTCTTGTAGATGAAGTTCAGCAGATCAAACTCAAACAGAGGCTTGTCGTCGATGGTGAGCCTGTAATAGGTGTTCTTCATCGTGTAGCTGACGGAGGTATCTTCTCCCTGCTTGCTTTCACCGCCATCCATTTCGGTGATACGTCCGCGCAGTTCAACCTCAACCAGCAGGCTTTCGCCATCGGTGTAATATTCACCGGCGAAGCGGAAGCGGGTTTCGTCGATATCGCCGCAGTAGTTCAGCAGTAGCGACTGAACCAGACCACCAACCACCATCGTGGTGTCCAGCGCGCCACTGTCCAGACCGAGATCCACCGCAGCGGAGCCAATCATACCGCCGCCCTGAAAATCTTCAGTTTTACGGGTCAGTTTTGGCAGCGTCACGGAAGATACTTTGCCGATGCAGTTGCTGCCGTTCACAAAGCAGGTGAACAGGCGCAGTTTGTGAGGAACCGCCATTTATGCACCTCCCAGGGAAGAAAACGCCGATTCGAAATACTCGTCCGTGAAGGTCTGGTAGAGCGTCAGGTCTTCCATTGGCGGAACCGGCGTATATTTATAGCGAATGCGTACCTGACCCTGGCGGAGACCGGTTGTCGGGTTATCCAGGATATCAAACCAGCATTCAGCACCAATTAGCCGCCCCTGCGTCACCAGCGAATTGAGTTTGCCGCTGATGCCGCTGACCACGTCCTTGACGTTGGCCGGGGTTAGCGGTTCGTCCACTAATTCAAATTGCGCCTCAGCGATACTGTCAGCCAGAATCTGTGCCGTTCGGGTATAAACCTCAAAGATATAATCTTTGGTGTCGGTAACGCGGTTGCCCCAGAACCGGAAACCGTTACGCTTGATGAGCGTCGTGATCTCCTTGTTGTTCAGTTCGTTCGCGTCGCTGTCTTCGGCCTGAAGCGACCAGAAAACATCCTGCGAAATACCCAGCACGTTCTTGACCGCCACATTGGAAAGCGATTTATGCCAGCCCTGATTGTTGTCAATCAGCGCGCGGAGCCCACAGGCATAGGCCGGGGCCGGGAAGATTTCATTTTCTCCGGTCTGCGGGTTGTATGCGATGAAGTCAGGCCAGATAAGCATTAGCTCACGATAAGCGAAGGTTGCGCGGTAGGCGATAGCTTCTGCCATCGTCGTGCAGCCGTAGCAACTGGCATAAACAAACGCGCGCAGGTTCTGCGCAATGACACACAGAGCGGAGGTCACTTCTTCCGTGTCGTAGTCTGGTGCGGCCAGAATGCGCGGACGATAGCCTACCCTCTGTTCAGCCGTCAGAAATGCATACATGCCGGTATAGCTGCCGTCTTCTGCCGTGCCACCCATGATGAGCTGCGACTGCGTTTTACCGCCTTCTTCTTCGGTAGCTGCTGCCACCCGCACAACGATGACCTTCGGGCTGGTCTGGTCAGCGATGGCTTTAAGCGTTTTGTACAGGGAGCCAGTTTTACCCGCCTTACCCAGTACATTGTTAACCCGCGTCAGTAAAACGGGGGTATTCAGGGGAAAGGTATCCGCGTCGGCATCATCCGCCACGGCAACGACCCCAATGACACTTGATTCAATGTCATTGATGGCCGTTACCAGGTCGGTATTCTCCCGGACGCGTACACCGTGGAAACGTGTCTCTGACATGTTAGCCACCATTACGTTATTGAGTTCGCAGTGATAATCCCTCATGTCTGAACACCACTCACGCTATTGCGGGTCTGGCCGGACTGCGACAACAAAAACCGATTTAGTCTCTCCCGCGCGCGTGGGATCCTTCGCCGGAATAAGGGAGGAGGCATGGCACTTACAGACCTGACAAAATCACTTAACGACGCCGTCAACAGCTATAACTATTCACTTTCCGATGCTGTAAAAAGTCCGGGATTCAGCATTACGATGGGCGGCGAGGTGCTGACGCAGCTTGATGATCGGATCATGTCGCTGTCACTGACGGACAACAGGGGATTCGATGCCGATCAGCTGTCCATTTCCATTGATGACAGTGACGGTATGGTTGCCCTGCCGCCACGAGGGGCTGAGCTTGCCGTATCAATTGGCTGGCTGGGTGAGCCGCTGATCTACAAGGGGCTGTACACGGTAGATGAGGTTTCCCATGAAGGCCCAGCAGATACGATTGGCATTACTGCCCGCAGTGCTGATTTTCGTGAAGAGTTCAACGTAAAGCGCGAAGTCTCATGGCATGACGTGACCGTCGAGCGCGTCGTGTCGGCCATAGCGCACCGTTACGGACTTAAGGCACAAATCAGTGAAATGCTCATGGATATTGAGATTGATCACGCCGACCAGACGCAGGAAAGCGATATGTCTTTCCTTACCCGCATGGCGGAAATGCTGGGTGCAATTGCCACTGTCAAGAACGGCAGTCTGCTGTTTATCCTGCCGGGTGGCGGTGTAACCGCTGACGGGAAGGCAATACCCTCTGCCAGCATTGACCGCACGAGTGGCGACCGTCACCGCTTTCGTATTGCCGATCGGGATGCATATACCGGCGTTCGGGCTTACTGGCTGGATCTCAATTTTGGCAAAAAGAAAAAGGTCAGCGTTAAGCGCCGCAAGCCTGCAAAGCCAAAAAAAGAGAAGAGCCACAGCCGTGAGGGCGATTACATGGAGGGCGCAGACGGTAACGTTTATGTGCTGCGCAAGACCTACCAGAATGAAGAAGCGGCAAAACGCGCGGCGGCGGCTAAGTGGCAACAGTTTCAGCGTGGCGCGGCAGAGTTTTCGATCACCCTGGCGCGTGGCCGCGCTGAGTTATACCCCGAAATGCACGTCACGGTTAGCGGTTTTAAGGATGAAATTGATAATCAGGACTGGATCATTGCGCGTGCTGAGCATGTCATCGACGACAGCGGCTTTACCACCCAACTGGAGCTGGAAGCGAAAATACCTGACTGGATAGCGGAAACTGAATAAAATGAAATGGAGTTCAACTCCCACTGGGGAGCCATCATTATGTTCAGATGTCCATTCTGCGGCGCTATGGCACGCACCCGTACCAGCCGTAAAATAACCGATATGACAATCCGGCAATATCACCAGTGTCAGAATCTGGAATGTAGCCGGTCATTCACCACGCTTAACAGCGTAGAAAGGGAGGTAACAAAGCGTGCAGGTACTGCGCCGTTACCGCCAGACTTCATCCCCCGCGATGCCTTTCCCGCCTCGCACTATGGAAATAATCAACTTAGCCTGATTATTTAAACAAAAGCCCCGTTTGTGTAACGGGGCTTTTCACTTGTCAATGCGTCCAAATCCGATAAAATCCCAATGATTTGTAACAAAAAGATAAGGTTTTCATTTAAGGAGATTTGTTTATGGCATTGGTTAGCTGTCCAGAGTGTCTTAAGGATGTAAGTGATACAGCATTACGCTGCCCGTCATGTGGGAAGCAACTTAAAAAGCCACGGCGTTCACTTTTTGGAAAAGTCATCAAGTGGGCTTTTATACTGTTCAACTTATTTATGATCTACTGCCTATTCGCAGGATTAGGTGGTAGTGGTGAAGTAATAAATCACGCAACTTCCGATGCAGAAAGAGCTGGGGCTGCAATTGGTACCGGTCTAGGTTTAATGGCAATCGCTAGTGTCTGGGTTATAGGCGACATAATCATCGGTATCCTTGTATTCCTCACAAGACCAAAGGGATGATTAAATGAAAAAGCTGTTTTTAAATGCAATAGCATCATTTATGGCACTCAATGCAGCGTCTGTATACGCAGGAAGTGAACATAAAAACTTCAATGCAGTCCTTGAATGTCGGGCTATGGAAAATAATGCTGAACGACTTTCTTGTTACGACAAATCAATACCGCCATCACGAACACAAAATGCTGATAAATTCGAGAGTAGAGATCAATGCCCTGAGGAGAAAGATAACGATAAACGACTATCTTGTTACGATCGCTTCTTCTCACCAACGTTTAAAGCTACAACAAGCACGATAAACACGTCAGCAAAAACTGATTATCAGCAACCTGACCGAGCTAAGTTGTTAGAGTGCCAAAGTGAAATTAATGGCACTAAAAGGCTGGCATGTTTCGACAAGTTATTCCCGCAAACTACATCCGCAGAAGCTGAAGCTGAAGCTGAAGCTGTAGAAAATTCTGTTTCTAACCCTGGCAAGTGGCAAACATCAATTAGCACCTCGCCGGTAGACGACTCAAAAAACATAATCCTCTCACTTAACAGTGATGATTACATTCGAACACCTTTTGGAGAAAGTGTGATTCCAACAATGTATGTAGCCTGCCGCGAAAAGAAAACGGAGGTATTCATTAACTGGGATGTGTACCTGGGCCTTGAGCAAACGAGCATGCTCTACCGCCTGGATAAGCAGAAAGCAGTTGAAAAAGAATGGTCTATCTCAACTGATACCAAAGCGGTTTTTTACAAGGGTAGTGACATTGATTTCATTAAATCTCTAGCCAAAGCAGACAAAATGTTCACCAGAATCACCCCATACAATGAAGCCCCTGTGAGTGCAACCTTCGATCTGAAGGGCCTTTCAGATGCAATGAAACCGCTTCAAAAAGCTTGTGGTTGGAAGTAA